GCCCGCTAAAACTTGTGCTGCACCTGAGCCCTTTCCTGACTCCCCAACAAATTTAGTAATCTCGTTGTTGAGCAGCGTCAAAGACTGTCCAATAGTGATATCGGTTTTTGCAAAGAGTGCATCAACATCTTTTTCTACATTTCGGAGTGCTTTTACAATCTCTTGAGATGTAATTTTCCCTTCAGCCGCAACTGAACGCAATTCGCCTACGGTGATTCCCATACCTTGAGCAATTGCTTTTGCTAATGCTGGGGTTTGCTCCATTACAGAGTTAAGCTCTTCACCGCGCAATGTTCCACTTGCTAATGCCTGCCCAAACTGAACTAAAGCTGCATCTGCTGCTGCTGCACTTGCACCACTTATTGCTACAGCTTTTGATACTGTTTCAGTTAAACGTGCTGTGTCATCCATTGTGAGATTTAGCGTTTTAGCATTATCACTAAAACGCTGGTAAACCTGTAACACAGAATCCCAAGCTGAATAGGTTTTTTGAGCAATTCGGAAAGTGTCTTCCGTTGCTTTATTTAGTTCAACTTGGTTGTTAGTTACTAATTTGAGACGGTTTTGAAGACCAGTGTAAGTGTCCATCTTAGAAATGGCGGCACTTACAGTCACCAATCCAGCCATATATCCAGCAAGCTGCCGAGTGGCTACTGATAATCCATCCATTGATTTAGTTGCAAAGTCTCCCTTGCGCTCAATGCTATCCAATTCATTGCCTAGATTTCGCGCGTTGCGCTCTGCATTTTTAGCATCAATTACAATGACGAGACGTGATTCTTGTGCCATCTTTACTTTCCTCTGGGCAATAAAAAACCGACCATTTATAGGTCGGTTTTAGGCTTTAATCGCTGCAATGATTTCTGGTAATTTCCAGATTAGGATTGGTATGGAAATTATGAATGATGACTTACATGCATCCCACCAATTATATTTTTCTTTCATCGAATGACCTCAATCAATTTGGCAGTTGCATTAAGTATGTTTGAAAACTGCCAAATCAAAATGCCAAGCAAAACAGATCCTGTTACTTTCCAGTAGCCATGTTCTTTCATAATTACCTCTACTTTTTGCACAATTACTGCTATAATTTCAGGCATAGATTGTATTTCTCCTTAATCTTGCTCCGGTTAAGTTGTAAAAAACCCCGATGTTGACGCATCGGGGTTTTGTTTTTGGTATTAAAAAAGCACCCTAGGGTGCTTTTTTAATACCAAGAAAATTATAATTTTGAAGCATCTGCACTTGCTTTACTATTAGGGTAGTAACTCACACTAACCTGAGCAAATGAAATACTTGCAATTGCAATTCGGCTTAACTCAATAGTAGTGCTATTAGTTTTCCAAGTTACAGTCTTTTCATCACTAAACTGAGGTTTTCCATATTTTTGACTAAGCAACTTATTTAATGAGGCAAATTGCAGATTAATAATTCCAGCACTCTCTTTTTCATTGCTAGTAATTATTGTCTCTATTAGATGATCTGAATTATCAAAAATAAAATTAACCGTATATTTACTTTTATCAATTTCTAGATCTTCTATCTGCACCTTACTTAAACCAGAGTCATATTTCTTTGGTTTAATAATTTGCGCCTTACCTTTTTCAGCCTTGACCACCTGTTCGGGATTCATTCCCCACTGAGTATTGCTGTAACCAAGCCCTTTAGCTAAAGCTATTACAGGAAATAAAACCAATGCCAATAATAAAATAAGTTTTTTCATATTAATCACTACAATTTAATACTTAATAAAATAAGAACACCCATGCCCTGAGTGCTCATGTTAATTACCAATTATTATCGACTTGTTGCTTAACCACATCAGTCTTATATTGTTGAACTACTTCTTTAAGTTTTGCATCAATTCGTTGCTGATGCTCAAGAATCAATATTGGTCTTTCTTGTCCAATATTATTAATTCCACCCTGAACATACGTTAATGAGGTTGCAGTTATGTCCGATATAAATACGCGAGCCTTATTGTCTTTTGTGTCTATTTGAATAGTAAAATTAACCTTGTCTTTGCCGAAAGCACCACAATCAATAAACCCACTGCAAGGAAAAGGAATATTTCCTTTGCCAATAATACGTCCTGACGCCTTATCTTGATATTGAATTACATTGTTTGCTGACTTAAACGACCTAGCAATCCAAACTTTTGATTGTTCAAATAATTGATCTTTAGTTTTACCACCAACATCAACAACTTCAACTATATCTGTCATAGGTTTATCTGTAGGTGTTGGCATTGATACGCACCCTACCAAGCCGAATCCAAGAAATCCCGCCATTAAAACCTTTTTCATAATGTAATCCATTTGTTATTAATCTCACACAATTTAACAAATGGATAAAATAATGTCATCATGAAATTAAAAAGGCAGTTTGACCACTAGTCCGTGTGGTCAAGCCAGAATACATCCTCAAAATTTTCACACACACCTGCTTTTTTGAGTTCTTTATATATAAGTAAGGCTGTATCAACCTTGACAGAATGTCCTTGCTCAGCTCTTGTCACATAGTTTGATAAAACTCTGCTGCCACTAACAAAACCACATCGCTTTGATAGTTCATAAACCGTTAATCCTGCTTTTTCACGCAAACAGGCAACATTATTCTTTACTTCCATTGCTGCACCACAAGTTAAATTTTAGAATATTGTAGCACAATAAAAGATAATTACTATTTTTTGTGTTAGCACAACAAAAAGAATTGACACAATAAAAGATATTAAATAAGATGACTTCATCAAGGCTAAAAGCCATGAAAAAGAAAACCCCTTGCAGACGTCGAAATCAGGCAAGGGGTTTATGTCTAAACCAATGGAGATTTAAGACATGTCTAATATAGCACAAATCAACGATACCAAAATATCAATTGTTAACTTCAAATCTGTTCCAGTTGTTACTACAGCAATGCTTGCTGATTTCTATGGAACCGATACAGACAACATCAAACAAAACTATTCTCGAAATAAAGAGCGGTTTGTAGAAGGTAAACACTTCTTCAAAATTATTGGTGAAGAATTGAAAAAATTTGTAGGTGACTTAAAGTCACTTGCAAATTTCCCTGCAATTTCAAATAAAACTCGTTCCCTTATCTTATGGACAGAACGAGGGGCTGCTCGTCACGCCAAAATGTTGGATACAGACCAAGCATGGGAAGTTTTTGAGCAACTTGAGGATTGCTATTTTGTCCGTAAAGAGATTTTAGCCAAAACCCACAAATCAGAGCGTGAACCCCTAACCAATGCTGTAAATCTTCTTGTGGCTAAAACTAAGCATTTGAATTACAGCGATGCTTATAAATTAGTTCATCAGCGTTTCAATGTTCAGCATATTGATGAAATTCCATACGATGTAATACCTGTGGCTGTGGAATATGTTCACCACTTAATTGCTATGTACAGCAATGCAGAGAAATACAAGGATACTGAACCTCATATTCATACAGTATTGCGCGATAAGAATGTTCAGTTCTTAATGTGGTATGTTCCAATACTTGCTAAGTTCATCAAAAATGAGATTTCCCCTGCATTAATAGCTATCCAAAGTAGTTATGCGGGACGCTTATTTTCTTTAGCTCAAGAATCAGTCACCCATGCTAACGTTTTAAATCGTAAAGCACTTGGATATGGCATCACTCGTTTGGAACACGTTGATTATCAACCTGTTCATACAATCGAATGGTATCTTTCTAAATAATTGAGGCTTAGAGGCATTGTGATTTCAACAATGCCTCTATTTAACAACTGGTTAATAATGACGCAATAAAAAACCACCTAGGGTGGTTATTCAGTTTGATTATTTGCATCAACTTCAGGAAGGTGAACTTTGTATTTTCTAGGAGTGTCTCCAGAGATGTTTACACCCCGTTGCATTCTTAATAACAATTCTGCACTTACCGGATCGGCTGGACGCCAAGGACCATCGTTAACACATTTTATCACATGTTCAAAATCTTCTATTTCAAGTTTTCGATAAAGCACATAACTGTCATGCTGAACAAAAGGATGTTCGCCTTTTTTAACTATACAGGCTGAATCGTAATACTTATCCACATAGAGTGTTGTGATGTTAACTCTTACAATGCAAATTTTATTACCATAACCAAGTTGAGTGTATTTACTTGGGTCAAATAGTACAACATTCAGATGGTCCTTTAAGCCATCTGGACGAAAAAAAGCATCCCCAACTTTACCTTCCCAGTTCATTAGTAATCAGCATCCTAACAACATAAGTTTTCATTTTCCTGATTCATTCTAACTTCAGATTCCATATCTTCAATAATATGCTTCTGAAGTTCTTGATTAAATCCCAATGCAGAGAATAAATCATCATAGCGAATTGGAGTGCTACTTGCACCAGGATCACTCCACTCTGGACAATGAGTATGAGTCCAATCAACTAAATCCCATCTTGATAAGTGCCCAAATTGTTGCCATACATTATTTAATAAAGAGATATCATTATCACTCAATTCAAGCAAATCATCTTCGCTTCGAATCATACTCTTATCTCTTAATGCAACTTCATTATTTGAGCGATCAGATATCCACTCATTCCAAAACTCTTGATGACGAACAGCCCCATTCATAACATTATATGTTATTGATAAAACAGGACCATGCCTCATGGAAACTAAACTATCTCCAATAAATGGGCGATGAAATTTTCTAAAAGACTCTCTTTCAGAAATATAAAGTAATTTCATGAGCTTAAGAATTTGCAAATGTCCATTAGCTTTAAACAGAAAAAAAGCTGCTGCTTGGGTCAACTTTTTTTCATCAAATAAAAAAAGATTATCCATAGCTGGCAATTCCATAAGTTTAGACTTGATAAGAGGTGGTAAAGATAAGCAGGGTTATAATTAATATTGTATTCGGCACCTAGAGGCAACGTATTTACAATACGTTTACGATTATCGCAGTGTTTATCGTACCTCAATCTAGGCGTGGTGTATTTATACCGCGCTGCGACTACATTGATAGAATATTTGATAATGACATTCCTGTCAATAAGGAATTTTAACGGGAATGTCAAGGGCATAGGCGTATTATGTAACATCAATCGCGTTACATCCCGTCGCTTGTTCACAGTTAAGTATCGCACGTCAGCATTTAAGTCTTCGTCGCTCGTTGCGTCGCCTTCTTATGCGCCTCATCCAAGAACATATCATCGAGTGTAAAAATGCAGTCATTAAAGATGTATCGCTCAACCGGTAAATCATATTGCTCAACATAAGCATTAATTGCTGCGATATCTAACGCCAGAGGAACACCTTGTTCATAGCGTCTAGATCGTGCAATTGTGTTATATGCAGTCAGAATAGCATTAGCAACATAAGAATAGTCAGGTTTAGTTAAAACCTTAGTGTTGTTGAGATTTAAAGCTTTTGCGACTGCGCTTTGCTTTTTGCTGTAGTCGCTCGCTTCTTCTTCTGAGCTGAACTTTGCCCACTCGTAGAGGCTGACGACTTTCCCACAACATCATCTCGATATTGATTTGCTTCAGCTTGGATCTTTTCTGATTCAGTTCGAATAAAGGACCAGAGAGAAACCCCTAAATCGCCCATGTTAAGCAATTTCGTAGCGTTCTCTGCATTGTATGCAGGTTCGGACTTTAACTGTTCGCCATTAGGACCTTCTTCGACAAATACAACACCCTTCCAGTCTTCAATTAAATGGCATGCAACTGCTTCCAATAGTAATTCATGAAAGAGTTTGTCATCGGGTGAAGCTTTAGCAACATCAAATCCTTTAGCTGTGATTTGGTTATTCGCACGTTCTAAAGCTACTTGATAAGGCTTATATCCAATGCCTCGGATTTTGAACTCAGCAAGTACATTACCTTCTTCATCTTTATATTCGCGCCACAAACTAACGTCTTTATTTCTTTGAATATTGACTTCAAGAGCCATGTTATATCTCCAAATAAGAAGGCAGCAATAAAGCTGCCAAATCAGTATTAAGGTGTTACAGGTGCAATCACACGAGTAATAACCGGTGATACACGAATATGGTTGTAATTAATGTCGACTGTGATGGTGTCTTCTCCACCGCCATCAGGGTGATTAGCTTCAGCCACTTCTAATTGTGGGAACTGGAAGGCATATCCATTACCTGCATCATCTTCAATAGAGAATTCTAGCGGCATGGTGTCACGGGTTTTAATGAAGTCGATATAAGCTGCTGATTGCGCAGAGAACATGTATTGAGTGTTAACGGTTACATCTACAATCTTTTCTAGATAAGTCATTGCAGTGAGCTTTTTAGAGCCAATACAGCGAATTGCTTCCATGTTGTTGTTAATAGTCAATTCAAGAGACTGCATACAAGCAGTGCCGACCACAGTTTCACCATTAACTTTAAGATCACCAACGTTAAGCGCTGAAACAAGGACTAATTCAGGGACTGGTAAAGGCGAAATAACAGGGTTTGTAGTTGTACGCTCAAACAGAGTGCCCATCAAGCCAAATGTAGCTGTGATTTTGCCAGTAGTAGCAATAGACATCGTAGCTTCATTTATGCGTACACCACGGTAAATAAATACCTGGTTAATATCTTCAAAAACTTTGACGAAGGTAAATGTCTTTCGCACATTACCGCCAAAGTTAAGAACATCACTGGCCCAGTTATTCATTGCAACTGCTGACCAGAAGTCATCGAAGAGACTAACGGACAATTCAGTCTCGAGGCTCCCCACAACTTCTGCTTCAGTTGCAAAACCACCTTGACGGAATCGCGAATCGACCACACTGCTTGATGATTCAGTGGTGACGTTTTCAGTTAAACCATCAGTCACACGACGAACGGTCTTCCAAACTGGAGTAGTTGGTAATACTTCGGGGGTTTGTTCCTCTGCATAATAGAGGCGAATCTTTGCACCACTCGACATGGTTTTCTCCTTAATTTTCGGGCATTAAAAAGCCCTCGAATTGAGGGCGTTGGATGTTTAAAAAAGTTAATTAACCCTAAAGTTAATCGTCACCATAAATTCATAAAAATCAGATGTTCCAAGTGGCTGGATAGACCCCTGTAAGAGTTCTAGATTTTCCTTTCTATAGAATTCAAAATGCTGAAGTAATTGATCAGCCATTTGCGTTATCTGAACTTCATGTGTTTCGGGCCTGCACATAAGTCTGATTTGAACTATTCCCGTTCTTCTTACACATGGGGCGTCCCCAATAGCAGCCACTATAGAACCACCCCAATTAATATAGATGGCGGCCCATATACCTTCAGTGGGTACATTAATTAGTTTTGCATTGGGATATTGGATCCTGGATTGCTCAAGATAAGGGAAAGCCATCATACGCTCAATTATGAACTTTCTAGCTTGGTCAAAGTTGTTTGCCATATTAGTCCCCTAACTTACTAAACTTAGTAATCCTTTATGTAATCAATTGCATTTGTGACGATGAATCTATTTGCTGTATGAACTTTAAAACACTATTCGGAATTTTTGAGAAGCATTCAGTGTGTCCTTCAAATTTAATATTTGGCTCATATTTGTGGGGCTTCAACATTCTGTGTAGAGTATTTTCAAGGTCATAGATAAATCCAGCTTCTGACTTTAAAATAAGTAATGGATTGATTTTATAAGGAAGCGCACACTTTCCTGAGAATCTCCTCTTTAGATCTAAAGCAGTCATTCCAACCTTAAAGAATCTTTCGGACCCCTTTGTCATCTCAATTAGGTAAAGGGATGATTTATTGTCATATTTCGCACAGAATCGAATATAGTCTGATCGAGACCACCCAATATTGTTAAAGCATTTAGGGCAATTTTTCCCTTGTGCATGTGAGGCAATTTGCTGCTCAAAAACCCCATGCTCTCTGCAAATAATTTTAACCTTTGCCCTATTGTTTGTTTTGAACTCTACCAAACTATAATCATAACGAGCACCATGTACCGCCTTGAAAGACTCCAATATTATTTCAATATTTAATCTTCTATTCTTAATACACTTTGGGCAGCCTTGCCTTCTCATATAGTGATGATGATATGTCTGCTCAAAAGAACCATGATCTGGACAAATAATGATTGATTTTACCCTAGCGCCTTTGAAGTTAAATTTTGAATAATTATACCTATCACCATGAACTGACTTAAACCGTTCAATGTGATCAGTAACTCTCAACCCATCATTTACGCAAGCTTTACACCCACCATTTTTTTTATAATGGTTAGATGGGAGGGTAGTAAAAACGCCATGAATCTTGCATCTAATTGCTACTTTTGTTTTTGCATTAATGTAGTTTGTGCAATCGTATTTAAATTTATCTCCATATAAGCCCATGGACTTGGCTATGAACATTTGCGTATCAAGTTGATGGGGTTGCTTTTGAGATGTTTTGGGTGGAAAATCTGCGATAGTCATAACATACTCCAAGAAAGTAGGTTTGATTAGAGGCCCATTTAGACTGCAATCTTCATGGGCTTTGCTTTACTTAATTTTAACACATTTATCTATATTTTTCAGATATATATGTAAATGTTGTCTCGTAAAATCCTGTAGGATCTTGGCGACTGTAGCCGTTTTCTGTTTTACCTGTTTCGACCTTTGGATTTTTGGGATAAAGTCCATAGTTGAGAACATATGCATAAGGGAGGCTATTTGATATATAGACAGTTTGGAATGGTTTTAACCGAACTAATTTACTTAGCTCACTATTTAAAGTTCTTTGTCCGCCCTCATCCACATCATTCTTGTCAGCCTTACCATCAATACTGCCTATGCCAATACGGTTGTTTGCTCTTACAGCTCCCGTGTCTACGGCACTAGACATCACCACACCACCAAGGGCATCAATCACAATATCTTTTTGCTTTTTGGTTAGATCGGCTTCAATCGTTTTAGTGAAGGCACTCGGTTTGCTTGTCCAACCCATGGTGTTATACCTTTCTTAACTGACAGATCCACACACTTGACGATGGATCTTTTCCGTAGCTCACAACACGATAATTCCCGCCTTCAATCACCCAAATGTCATTAACATCTGGATCAACTAAAGTTCCTGCTGCATCTTTCACTTCATTTTGCAGGAGCACGCCTTTGGAGTCTGTGGCGCGGTAATCTATCGGCTTGACCAAATCTTTTGCCCAACTCCCAAATAAGACACCACGACCGCTATATACATATTCTGTGTAAGTATCTTCACCTGTAGCGGGATTGGAGCTAACTAATTTTTTCCGGGTACATGTGAAGGTAGCTACTGCGTCTGCAAGCTCATCCACTGCATCAAAGGCAGCACCAAGTTCTTGCTGAATCTCATCACGCATTCCCATGACTTACTCCGTAATGACATATGTGTTGATGTGATACTTCTCGCTAAAGAATGGTTCTAGAAGGTCAAGGATGAATTGCATATCTCCACTTACTGACTCTTCTTTGCCTGCAACATAGGTCTTGCTTACTGATGTTCCAGATTGAGCAGATACGGTCTTAGAAGCAACCACACCTTCTTTAGTTGTGTAGAGTTGCCCTGCTGCTGCAAGCTTTGCCAAATACGCCCCTGCTGTAAGGATTGCATCTGGCACTTCACCTTCTGGATAGTTAGATAAATTTCTAGCATTAAGCCACGCATTAGCCTGCATCACAGCAATAACCGGATCACCAGTTCCCCACCAGTCAGGCCCTAGCTTTTGAGTCACACTTTCGACTGTTACATAGTTCATAGCTTAATCCTAAAAATCTAATTAAGAAGGACGGCCCGAAAGCCGCCCTGCTTTAGTTATGCACCACCATTCAGCGGTGCTTCTGGCACAGGAACTGCTACTTCTGGGTCCTTAATGCCATAGTCACCCGCTGTTTTGGCAGGGTCAAACATAGTGCCTGCTGCTAATTTGTCAGTCGCATCATCAGCATATCGGCGGTCAGTTGGATATTGATATTTGTAGTCTGGTTTCTTATCAGCCATGACTGCTCTCCTTAAAGGTTAGTAATTAGGAAGCGAATTGAGGTATCTTCCACTGCTGTTTTAAGTTGCCAGTTTTCTGCTTTCTGCAAGTCTGCCCAAGATGCACTTAGAGACTCACGGTCTGTACCACCTGTCAAAGTATTTGCAGGCGCAATAAAACTAAACCCTTGCGGATGGATTAGCATATTTCGGCGAGTCCATAGGATTTCGTGTCCAGCACCATTACCAGTTGATTGCGTTTCCTCAACAGCTAAGTCTTTGCGCCCTGGCACAGAGTCATAAGCAAATGCTCGTGGACCTGCCAGAATGGTAATAAATTTCGCATTGGCACCAGTACCAATTTGGGTATTGGTATCTGTTTCAATAACAGCACGGCCGTTATAAACGGTAATCGGTGGTAAGTTTGCGCTGGTGGTTACATGTTCTAAAAGCTGTTGTTTACGCATCTTCGCAGCAATACGTGAATGCACGAACATCACACCACGTCCACGTAATGAAGCATTCATTGTGCTTTCCGCATCAATGTAGGCATCTACTGACCAACGTGAAGCATCTGTTGCTGTTGAAGCAGAGATGTCAGTAGTGAATCGCTTGCCGTTCGCCTGGTCATAATTACGCAAGCCAATTACTGTTGCTAGAGCACGGTTTTCGGCAGCTTGTTGCCAATACTTATTCAGCATTCCACCAATAAGCTCAAGTGAATTGACCTTCGATAAATACTGCCCAAGAACAGACTCAAGAAAGCCTTCGTTCATATAAGCAACGCGGCCTTGCATTTCACCTGCATCAATCGTGCGAGGCATTGCGATATCAGTCAAAATGGTGTTGCCATAGTTCTGTTCTACATTCCCATCCACACCGTTAATATATGGAACAACAAATGTTGAAGAACCACCTGTTAACAATGGACGTAAACGATCATCAGATACGAATGCACCTGACTGCACGAGTGGCGAAACTGCCACAGGATTTGGACGTAGATAAGATAAAACTACGTCACGATTAAATACTTCTACTAAAGAAGGCATGGAGTTACTCCCAATAATTAATTATTAAAGTCACCATTCGCTACTGCTGCTTGGAACCCTTGAGGGTCATTCTTTTGGAATTCCAAACGCTCTTGCGTGGTCATTTCACTTGGTTTCTTGGCAGCTCCACCACCTGAACCACCGCCAGAAGCCCCACTTCCTGACGCATTTGAAGCAACAATTAGCGGCTTGAATGCCACATTGCCGCGGAACTCTTTTTTGAGGTCATCAATGCTTAAAGCACTAGGTTTGCCCTGCGAATCTAGTACACGTACTTTGACCTCACCGTTTTCATCAGTTTCAACCTGAAGACGATTTGTAATATGTGGAAGCAAAACTGCCTCCGAGCCTTTGATAGAAAGCTCACTTGCTAATGATTGTGCTGTTTGCCCGACAGTTAATTTGTAGACTTGGTCTTGCAATGCTTTGGTAGCTTCTGCATGTTTTGCTTCTGCTTGCTCAAGCTTGGTTTTCCAAGATGCTTCAATTGCAGCAACGTCACCTTTTTTACGGGCTGCTTCTTCGGCTTCACGTTGAGCTTTTTCTTCAGCTTCACGTTGTTTTTGCTGGGCAGTTTTCTTTTCACCAAGAAGTTCTTCAACTTTCCGTTTCAGCCCATCCAGTTCTGAATTATCTTGCTGCGGCAGACCTTCAACTTTTAAATAAAATGCGCCATCTTTTTCTTCGTAAAGCGCTTTCATTTCATCAGATAAGCCCTCTAGGCTATCGAGTTTGTATTTCATGTTTTGCTCCCTGAGCGGTTTTGCAGTCACAAACTGCGGGCAATAAAAAAGCAGCCGAAGCTGCTAAGGTTTGAATTAAGTTGTTTTACATATTTCTATAAATAACTGGCTTTAATGCTTGAGATGCAATCCAAATATCGTTACGACATACAGGGCAATTCAACACATAGATAGTTTCGTTTCTATCGCTCATGACTCGCAACTCATTCTTTTGAAATTCGATAACTGAATAACACTTGCCACATGAGTCTCTATAGGTCTGCAACTCGGGCGGCACACCTCGACTAATTACTTTCATAATCCCAACCTCTTAAACATTTCTTCATCAAGCTTTTTGAGTTCAGCAAGTGTGAATGGCTGACCAGTTAAAGGATCAACAAACTTATCCAGGGAATATTTACCCTCTTTGAATAGCTTATATCTTGAAGGCCCAAGCCAAGACTTTTGGAAAGCCGCATCTTGTTTATCAAACCAACCTTTAAAAGTTGTATTTGAATCCACAACGCCTATTTCACCATCACCATTCACTTTATTGTTGAATGGCCGCATCCCAATCGTTTTACCTGACGGATTTGCAACAGGAACTAGAATCGATCTACAGTTTGGATGAAGTGGCGGTACCGGATGAGGCTCATCCTTCCTGTAAACCTTGTCCGAGTAACCCATACAGATTTTAGAAGTACGGCTATCTAGTGTGGCAATGAACTTTACATATTCAACACCAATGGATTGATACGTTTCATTCAATGCAACATTAGAAACATGACTTCTAGCTGTGCGAACCATTGTAGAAATCTGGTTTCTGCTCTGATCAAGCAAGCCATCTTGGTAATTAAGTGCTTTCTTACCCTTAATCCGCTGAACAATTTGCTGGTTTGTCTGACCTTTAGATAAGCCGTCTCGAATAGTTTGCTCTACCCGAACTTTTGCATCGTCTGCGATCTTCTCGAATAGGTAATCAAGCAAAATACCGCCACTCAAAGGCGTTTTCTTTGCCTTGTTGAATAGCGTCTTTCCATTTGGTTCTATTTTGCGATTAGCGAGGGTTTTAGACTGATATGTAGCTTCGTATACTGCCAACGCTGTTGCGCTTACAGTGAAGCTCTCAAGCAATCCTGCTGCAACACTTGCCTGCCAAGTCTGAACCAATGTTCTAACTTCTTTCAAAGCAGGTGTTGTGTATTGCGCTGCCATCAATGCAGTCTTTTCAGCGTCACTCAAGTCGTCTAATAAATCTCTTAACTTTGAAAGCATCTCGATAGAGAGCGAATCAAATTGTGTTAGGAGATTATTGATTTCAGTTGAAGACAGCCGATAAAGATAAGCCTGATGTGATACTAGAGCATCAAGCAGAGCCTGTTGTGACAACTGGATGTTCATTTGTCACTCCTGCGATTTAAACCACCATAGGTCTATTGACTGACTCGCTTTCTATACGTGTTTGCTCATCCTCATAGCTAATTTCTGGAACTTTCCCAGTAGTTAGCAACTCATGGAAGGTTTCCATACTCATGCGATTAGCAAGCACCATTTCCCAATAGAACTTAAGCGTATCAAGGTCAATCTTACCTTTAGCAAAATCTTGCTTAATTGTGAGTTTCGCTTTAGATCCGCTTCCATAATATGCAGCACACCATTTAAGCGCATATTCCATCGCCTCATTAGTATTGGCCACACACAAAGAAAGGACGCTGTACTGAGCAAGTTTTTCATTATTTGATTGAGTAGCCGTTTTATTGACTTGTTCCGTCTCAAGAATCTTGGCACCCATGGCCTGCATGTACTTTTCTTTAGCATCCATAGCCTGTTTTGCTAAGGTGCTTTCAGTGACTTGCTTGTAGTCAAATGATGAGCCTTTCGGAAGCATTAAAGGATTCTTAGAACCTAAGCGAACTCCATTTTTCTGCAACCAGTCGCGCCAACCTTCATCAAGTTCATTAATAACTGGTTGGGCTTGACCACAAATGAAAACCATCTCTTCATAGCTTGCGCTGTTTTGATAATGGGCCAAGTTCATAGTGACAATTGGTTCTAATGGGATCGGGTCAATATTCCAATCATTAGCCAAAGACCCCAAAGGAATAAAAGGAATTTCATTCCATCTTTGGCCTAATGAATTCGTTGGATAGAAGGCATCACCGCCCTGTAGTTCTCCTGACTTATCTGTATAAACTTGAACGTTATATTCATTGTTTTCATCAAGTCGAAGTACGCGGTAAATATTGATTTCTTTCTTAGAGAATTCGTCTTCTGGATCTTTTTCTGTGGACTTCTCATGCAAGACAATAAGTTCAGGCTTATAGACCGAACCAACTCGCTTTAGACTCCAATTGATAATGCTCAACGACTCATAAAATACGATTGTTGGTCGAATGCCTAAGCTCTCTGCCTGCTGCACAGACACATTGCCGTCAGTAGTTGGATAATCAACAAATAAACCACCACGTGCATGTTTAAGCTGACCTTGCAAGGCAGATTGTGCAACTTGGTAAATTGACTTACCTGTACCATCTGCATCGTATTTAAGAAAATCCATTCCATCTGGTTCGAATGTTGGGTCCTCAGCAAATACCACGCCCACCATCTTGTTTAATGTGTCTTTAGAAATCTCGTAGAACACAGCACGGGTTAAATAAGCCAAATAATATTGATCATTCTGCGTTAAATCAGACGATACATTGGGTTTTGGTAAATAAAGTTCGCCACGCTTCTTAACCGTGGCAGAACCATCACAGACATCGTCGATAGTTTCCCAACGCTTTTTCATGTCTGCATAAGCTTGATGTTCAGTATTAACTGGCATTAGTAAACCATTCCTATATCTAGTGATCTTGCAGGACGAATAATTGGGAAGCGTTTAGCAAGAGGATATCCGCCAGCATCTCCCACATGGTCCAAGCCTGATTTCTTATCTGGCATTCCAAAATCGTCATAAACTTGCTGCTCAAAAGTTTCTGTGAGTCTTGGACATTTATTTGTATTGACTAAGAGTGTTCGCTCACCATTGCCATTTAAGATCAAAGCATTTACTGCATTAATTCGGTCTTTAATGTTCGGGTTTGTTGAATTTACTTCCACCCTTAAACCTTTCTGTCTCAATATTGCATGATCAGATTCGCTACTCTTTTTCGATGAAGTAGCTTGGCCTGCCGCATCAGGGATAATTGTCATCTCATGGTTTGGGAACTTTTCAATCAAAAGATCAGCCATAGTTGGCGTATCACGAACGCCTACCAGCTCATCTAAAGCTCTTGGCTTGCCATCTCGAATGACATAAACCACAGCAGCCATCTTTAAGACGTTAAAGTCCATACCAATGAGCAAAGCCTCATTAGGTCTAATTTCTTCATCTGTGTGGTTTAAGGTTCGGTCGAAGTCTGGATAAACTGCCCCGCTCGTCAAGTTAACAAACTGGCCTTTTAAGTAAGCAGAAATCAATTGAGGTGGATAAGACTCAAACAATGATGCAATGTAGTCATCAGGGAGATTGGCTTCATTGTCGTAAGTTGAAGCTTGAATCATTCCGTAAAGTGCGCGCTTAGCATCGCTTAAGTTTGCTTCTTTGACAAATTGCTCATGAGTGAACTTAAAGCCCTCTGGCGTTGTTGCAACATCAATACCGTTCAACAAACCAGCTTGTTTATATCGCATACGAGCAATGATCTTCCGCCAAGCTTGTTGAGCCTTGACCTTTGTCATCACATCAAGCTCATCAATCAGCGCATGACCAATCTTAAAACCTACAATAGTGTTGGGCTTTTCCATTGATCGGCAAATAATTGTGCTTCGATATTGGCGGCCATAGTAAAGATCAACTTCTTTGTTAGATTCATAGATCTTTGTCTTCAATCCCCAATCGAAAGCTACTTCATCAATCGTAGGGAAAAAGATATCTCGGATCTGCGGATAGGTTGGAGCAAAGTAACCCAACGGCACTTTAGGGAAAGACCAAGACTTATCACAAAGACTTGAACAACCAACCCATGTTTTACCTGAACCAAACCCGGCAACGAACGCTCTAAATTTATTTGGTAATTGTAGGAAGTTAGCCTGAGGCACATTCAGTGTTGGATTGATGTTCGGCATCTTTTTTACTCGCATCTACAACATGAATAGTGACATTTACAGGTGTTGGATCATCACCAGCACCATCCTCGCCATCTCTCAACCGCTGAATTTCTAATTTCTTCAATTCAAGATCTAGTAGTTGTAAATCATGACCATGCATTTCATCTCTTATCTGTTTGATGATGCCTTGCTTCATGATTTTGTTTTTACCCCAGTCTTCATACATTTTTTGAAGCTCATTGAGGCGGACAGCTTTATTAGCTAAAGGAATGTCATAGATATTGGATTTAAACTCTTCTCTTGTTTTATAAAAAAGCTCTTTAAGCTTCTTTGCCATTTTCTCGCCTGTCACTTTCGTTGGGTCATACCCAGCACACTGCATGCGATCAATTTCAATGTTAAATCTATTCTTTACAGCGTCTGCTACTTGCTGGGGCGATTCAAAGCATGCAAGAGACTGAACTATAAAGATTTTCATAGGATCAGTTAGTTTTGCCATAACCCCCTCGTCGTATAGATATGTAAAGAATCTCCTAAGCTAGTTTCAACAAACATGTACCACATGCATGAGCAATGTTGGCTCTAGATATAGTTGGACCTTCATTCGCAAGATTAACCATTTTCTGAACTTCTTCTGATGCGCCATAACGTTGAACAACACCATGAAACTCTTCGACATCATGCCCACGTAAATACAATCTAGGTTCGCCTACGGATGTATATTCAAACTCGCCAGAATCTTTATTCTTCTTATGCCCGATGTGATAAAGCTCATGCTCAACCAAGGCACAAAAGTCTGTATCACTCATGACCTGACATACACGAGCATCCAGAGTAATTATGTATTTAGGAATATCACCAAACCAATTGATCAATTGCAGTTCCTGACGCTGTTTGCGCCACCCTCCTACATTAATCATCACTTTCTCAGTTTGACCATATACCCGTTTATCTTTTGCCTCACATTTAGCGTAAGCCCATAAGAAAGAAATCTCAGGGGGTTGAAAGCTTAGAAGGTGTTCATGGTCTTGGTTGTATAATTTCCCATATGTCTCTAGAAAGGTTTCTCTTATCCATGGCCATAAATCATTATTCGCAGGCTCAAAATGTAGCAGACCACCACTTTCAATAAATTCCTCGTCCTCAACATCCGTGTTTTGGCAATCCTGAATCGGTGGGTATGGTCTTTTCATAAATCTCACCCATTAAAAAACCGCCACTTGGGCGGTTCTGTTTAAATGTCTTTTGTAAAATTTATAAATGCAACATCTCTCCCATTTTCTTCTGGGAAAAACGTAAACTCAAAACTAGCATCTGGATTTCTTTTCGTAGTTACACTAGAAGTGTGAACATCCTTAAATCCAAAAACCTCTACAAGCTTTTTGCCTTTAGTGACTTCCTCATCTTCTGTTAAGAAGTACACTTCCAAATTTTGATCTAGTTTTTGAAGTTCACTTATTAAATCTTTTACTTTCATTATTTAATCTAACTTTGTTATGGATTAATAATGATAATAATTTGCTATTCAAAACACCACTTCAAATCATCAGGTGTTTCCAAATAACACCCTTGTTTATTGCAGAATGCGTGAATGTCGTTTAGGTATTCGGTGAATTGAGCTGTACTTGCATCTGTAGTGCTCATTAACTCACAAAGTCCATCAGCTACTTGTTGATAGGCTGGATGCTTAGAATCCTTCAACTCTCTTACAGCTTTGAATGTTTTCTTGTATTGGCCAACGTCATCACGGTCATAGATTTTTGCTAAGAAGTTCTTCTTGAAGAACAGATGCTCATAGTCTTTATCTGTACCTTGACGTTTAGCCCATTGATTAAGCCACATCCAGTACAAGCGGTTTTGAGCCTTTGTCCGGTCTTTCTCTTGTGGTGCAATCAATACGACTAAAGGCTTCCCTTCACTCGCAGCCTTTGCATGATTAGTATTGAGATAGCCAATTACATAGTTGATGTCAGAATGGTTTTTGATGACGAATCTTGGTTCCATTTTGACACCTCTTAGCACATTAGATTTGAATCTTCCTTTTCGATCTCAACGCGTAACGTATAGTTACTGCTGCCATCAGGGACAAAAGACCACTCTTTTATCTTGCAGTCATTTTCTAATTGGAATTGATTTAGAAAAGCCAAGAGCTCATCTTCAAATTTATCTTCCAGTATTTCTACAATAGGCTTTACCATTTCACTTTCCCGCACAACTCTGGCCAATCAGCATCAGTACTAATTTCAATTATGAAACCGCGACCTTTTAATTCTTGGAGATACGCATCTGTTAGTTCTTTATCTTCTTTGAGGTGGTAAGGAAGATCCATTGCACAAAAGTTTTCGCCTTTCTTAGTCTGACGTTTAATTGCACCTTCAATTTGTTTCTTACACTTGGTAAATGTTCCTGGTTGAGCCATTTTAATTCTCACAAAAAAAGAGCCTATTGGCTCAGTTAAAATATTTCTTCATCTTTAAGACTAAGCATCCGCTTTGTTTTCTCTAACCAACCATCAAATAGTTCTTCCGATTCTTGCCTTGTACCTAATTCAAACTTATCGAAAGCAGCGTGGCAAACATGGCACAACGGAACTGTGTATAAATCACTTGCCTTGATACCACGACCTTTCCCGTGTTTTGAGCTATTAGAATGAGCCGCTTGTGAGTGAGGATAGCCGCATCTAACGCATGGTAATTTTCTTATTGCAGCAAGTCGCTTTGCATCACGCATGAAGGTTACTTCTAATATTCTTCACTTGGTCTTTGTGTCTTTTAATCTTCGCGTCAATTTCGACCATTTCTTTTGCCGTCATCAAACCGCGTGAAAGATTTTGAAGCTTTTCTATTTCATTGCACAAAGCATTTAAATTCTTCTTCGCTTCGATTGTGTCCATATACAATCCTGTTTTTAACTTAGATGAAGTGAGCAGCTCATCAACTTTGAATGCACTCCTGTGCCAAGAGGTCAAATCATCGTTGCACACTTCTCTAAATAAAAAGCCCCGCCAAAGCAGGGCATAAAAGAAAACCTCCCGAAGGAGGTTGAGTGTTTATCTAGTTGGTTGTAATGGTTTTACTGTTTCACCATCGTATTCTGCAACCCAGAAACTTGTTCTATAAATAGCCTCTATAGCTTCTTTTTCAGTCTTGTACTTAGTTGCCTTGTTAATGTCTTTTTCAGGGTGGATATCACCATTAAAACCTACCATTGCATATTCATAATATTCTGGTCTTCTAGCATTAACTGATGCTGTTGATACCCCAATGTACACTAAGCTCATTTTTTTATCCCCTTTTTATTGGAGATAAACTTATACCACAGAAAACAAAAAAGCCCACAATTAAGTGAGCTTTTGAAATAACGCTAGTGAACCTGACTACTCAAGCGCACTATACCAGATATCCTATACCGCGCGTTTAAACGAGTCAACACCAAATGCATCAAAAATATTAAATTTCTGCCTAATTAGGTCAATATTGCTGAAACACTCAGTGCGGCCACAAAAATGCTTCTTGGGTGTATATCTGTATTTTTGCAAAAGTCTTAATAGTAAAGTCTCAAACCTATAGAGCTTCTTTCTATCTCCATTCTGTAGACTCAAAACATCAAACTTATATGGAAGCCTACTGTTATCAGGGAATCTCGACTCTAGAGATTTTGTAGTAATTCCAATTTTATAAAACTCCTCTTGTTCATCATAACAACGAATTAGGTAAATCATTGCACCCTGATCCATTAAGCTTTCTTCATTACAGGCTACACATCCTCTGCCTGCTAGTAGCTTTTTAGCTCTGGTCCTTATCCAACCGTGTTTAGGGCATTTGATCTCAACAGTAGAGTCAACATCCTTATCAAAGACTACTCTAGAGAAATCATAATCAAAGTCCTCATAGGTTAATTCTAAGAGTTTCATAAAATTTTGGTGACGACGTTGCATAGCTGTGGCTACGCAAGTATTATTGCGCACAGTCATTTTGGAGCCTCAATTTCAATTTGATTAGAGCCATATAGGTGTTGGTAGCACCTGTATGGCTTGCTTAAATATTATACCATAAATTCAAATAAACTCATGATATTCTTAATCTTTTATCATGTGCGTGAAGAAAAAATCTTGCACATCCAACCATAATATTTACCTGAGCTTTAGACTGGTTTGTAATGCCAGCCACCGCACTTAACGATCTATTCTCAACCTTATGCTTTACTAGGCACATCACAGCATATTTAGCCTGATAGTCCACTGACTCTGATTTAAAGATGCTGCGCAACAATGCCTGCACTTGATCCGCCTCAAAATCATTAATCTCACAACGGATGTAAGACTTGCCTCTTGGCACTTCTTTGCCAGCTTCACGCATCAACCAGTAAATTTGATTGATATGAAGCCCATCTGGCAAATCCCCTCCTTTCATGCGCACAGTTTCACACCAAGCGCCGAACTGCTCTAGCCATCCATCAATTGTGTATTTGTTCCAATCCATTACTGGTGTTACTACTGCCGCATTCATACCGTCACCCTTAATCGTCTAATTCTGCTTTGTTTATAAGTATTGAGTACATATCTTTTGAATAATTTGAGATTGGGAACTTCTTGCCGATCAGTTCCGCAAATTCATCATCAAGCTTGCGCACCAGATCCATGTATTGAATTTGCTTTTCATCAGTCTCACCTGTAGGCCATTCAGGTGTCTTAGCTTGGTACTCCTCTGCCCATGCTTTGACTTGTTCAGCTTTATCTTCATATCGAGTGCGAAAGAAAGCATGAAAACCTTCTTCGTATTGTTCGTATGTCCCAACTTCGTAAAAGACCATCACGCCACCTCAACCTTACTAATCACTTGTAGCGCTTCGTCAGTGCTCTCAACCACAAAGACTTTGCCGCGCCATGATTCATGCCATTCGATTTGATCAGGAGTAAGCTTTCTATCCGACTTAAACTTCTGACCATCTTTAATTTCCATTAAGTAGTTAGTGCCTCTAAACCCTACAAGCAGATCCGGACATCCTTTTCCAGTTGAAGCAAGCGATTGAACACTTGCCCCAACTTGTCGTAGAGCTTTGACAATCTCGTTTTGATTTGCATCAATTCTTGCTGCTCTACGCATGTTCCCCCTTGAGCGCTTGCTCCTTCAATAATTTCATTTTTAGCTCTTAGTAATTGCTCATATAGGCGTTTAGTACATGTTTTAGATTTGCGAACACGCCAGATAATTGAATGTGAAGTCCCAGCTTTAACAGCAAGTTGATTCTGTCTACCAACTTGTGCTGATATCCAATCACACAGATCCTTAATATCTTCCTGCGATGCTTGTGGAACTTTTGGACCTGCTTTTACTGCCGGTTGTTTCTTTTCAACCTTTGGTATTTCTGTAGGCTGCTTAATATCCAAATGCTCTTTAAGCGGATGTTCTGTCCCATTCTTCACAGCAAATTGAACAGCTTTAAGCACACATAAATCATAAGGCGGACGACCATTACGCTGAGCTACTACAGCTAATTGTTCTCTGATTTCTGATAGAGTCATACCGCTTCTCCAAATAGGTCAGGCTGCATGTCTTTCTCGGTACCTGCTTGAGCAATACGTTCTTGTGCTATTTCGAAGTACTTCTGCTCTTGCTCAATCCCAATGAATGAACGACCTGTGTTTACACAAGCAACACCTGTGGTACCGCTACCCATTGTGTTGTCTAGAACTGTTTCACCTTCGTTTGTGTATGTGCGAATTAAGTACTCACAAAGAGCAACTGGCTTTTGTGTCGGATGGAAATTTGATTTCTGCTTATCGCTACTGAATAGCTGAACTGAACGTGGGTACCGCTCTGTTGAGTCATAAGATTTAATGTTTACTTGCTTGCCGTAGTGCTCTGATCCAATGTCTTTACGCTTAGCTGTCTTCCGTTCATGACCAAAGGTTTTCATTGGGTTGAACGTTGGTTTAGCCTTGTAAAACACGAGGATGTTTTCATGTGCACGTAATGGCTGGAATTTAGCATTAAAGAAGCCAGTAGCTGCCGGCTTTTCCCAAATCCACTCATAACGGAATAGTTTTAGGTTTGATGTTGCAAGTACAGCTGTGAATGGATGAGCAGCGAATAAAACAATCGCACCATTATCTTTAATAATTCGCTCGTACTGTTCCCAAAGTGGCTCAAAAGGTATAACCGCATCCCAACTGCAACATGTAGTTCCATACGGCAAATCACAAAGAATCATGTCTACGGTACCCGTTTCAATTTCCTTCATGCGCTCGAGGCAATCGCCTAACATAAGATTATGTTTCACGCTGCACCTCTCTCTTCCATAGACTGGTAGTACTCAGGGCTTAAGTCAGCGAATGTTGCGCGTGACAAGTCAGTAGCTAATCGAACTGTGCCAATTGAGCCATTACGAGCTTTGCCAATGATGATTTCTGCTGTACCTGCTTCTTTAGAGTCCTTGTTGTAGACTTCATCGCGGTAAATAAACATGATGATGTCTGCGTCTTGCTCTAAGTCGCCTGATTCTTTTAGATCTGCGTTTACAGGGCGTTTGTTTGGGCGGTTCTCTAAGTTACGGTTAAGCTGGGCTAAGGCAATTACAGGACAATCAAAGTCGCCTGCCATGCGCTTAAGCTCATTTGAGATTTCACCAATATCCTTGTCTGATCGGCCAAAGTTGTTTTTAGTAAGCGGTGTTACTTTCTGGATGTAATCAACAAAGATGGCCCCGAGCTTTCCGTACTTTGCGATTACCTTCTTCGCTGATCTACGGATAGTCGCCACAGTTGCGCGATTGTTGTCGTCGATCATTAAAGGCGCTTTCTCTAATACAAGAGCTGCGTTATTCACCTTCTGCGTATCGTCGCTATTTCGGTCGATATGACCTGTTAATACTTTGCGCAGCTCTACACCACCAATACCGCTAATTAAGCGCTGTGCGATCTGTCTACCCTTCATTTCGATTGATATGAATAGAACCGGCAAAGACTGGTTGATCATCATGTCTGCTGCGATGTTTTGAGCAAATGTTGTTTTACCCATTGAAGGACGCGCACCAATGATGACTAGATCGCCTTTGCTGATTTCACCTAGTTTGTTGTCCAGAGCAGTAAAGCCAGTCTTGATACCGCCCTCATAAGGCATTTGGTTATGAATTGCCATGTGGCGATCAAGGAACTCTTTTACAGCTTCTTTTGAAAACTCATGAGCATGTTTAAGCTTTTCCTCACCAGCACCAAAATCTAAGTTTTGAACTAACGATTGTGCTTTGTTCACAGCAGATTCAGCAGTGTGAGTTGCCATGTCGTTAGCGATCGAACTAATCAACTTGCTAGTCTCTTGAAGCTTTCTGCGAGTAGAGAAATCTTTTAGCTTTTTGATGTGTGTTACTAACAAGCTCACATTGCTTGCGCGGTTCATGAGGTTCACAAGAAACTGCTCATCGATTTGGTTTGCTTCAAGCGGATTAGCTTTAATCAACTCGAATACAGTCACCTCATCAAACGCTTCACCCTTATTCAATTGGCTCTTGATGTGGGCAAAGATGATCTGGTGTTGTGATGCATAGAAATCTTGTGCATCAATCTGTGAGATAAACTCATCAGCAGCTTGATCAATCGTCATGAGCGTAGACAGAATGCTTTGCTCAACAGGGATAGAAAATAATTCAATCATTGGTCCATCCCCTTAAATTTCTTAGCAACGCCTTTGAATTGTGTTGCTGGTTGTTCAGGGATAGTTTGTTGAGTTTGTTCTTGGTATTCAGAAAGATTAACGTTTGCTAACCATGAAGCATCGAAACCTTTCCAGTCACGCTCAATGCAGATTCTTAATACAGTGTTGATATCAAGATTCGCTTTAGAGAGTTGGCTTTCAAAGCGGCTAAAACTAGTTTGGTTGTTAGATGCCTTCTTAGTCTTGCGTACAGCTAACCAGTCTTTAATTAATTGATCATTTGCACCAAGTTTTTTAAGTGCTTCAACAAATGAAAATTTAGCCTTTGAATCACTAATTACATTTGTTTTTGTATTAGTTGTTTTTATATTGTTTTTGTGTGTCGGTATTTCCGACAAGTTGCTATCTGAAATATCGACAGCAGTGTCGGTATTTCCGATAGCGGAATTATCGCTATCGGTATTTCCGACAGCAATAATATTGTCAGTTAAGATGTATTTTGATGGGCGATTTTGGAAAGAGATTTTCTCAACAATACCCATTGTAATTAACTGTTCAACACCACCTAGAACTGCATCTTTTTTATAGCCCGTACCTTCAACAAGCTGTGAAATGCTGATGTTATCGTTTGACTTATTCCACCCACGTGTTTTTCGCACTATGAATAAATAACAAGGTAGAGCTGCACCTTTCATTTTTGCCATATAACCCTTATCAATAAGGTCATTTGGCATCATGAATGCATTAGAAATAAAATTAGACATAGTCCAACTCCACAATTGAAGGTTGATAAATCTCACTCTTCCGTGGCTTAAGCTTCTTATTGTATTTCGGCTTAAATTTCTGAATATAAAAATACTCAACAGCCAATACATGATCTGGACAGCAATCAATAACTGCATAGCTGTCAAAAAGCTTGTCAGAGTTAAGATGATTTTTTATTCGAAGATGAACATTCTCAGATGAGCCAACATAGACAACTTCAAAGTCATACAACAAAAAGTAAACTTGCGGATTGAACTCACACGCAGCTACTGCCATTTCATTAATTTGTGATTTGGTTAAGTGAATGTTGTTCATCAAACACCTCTCAATACAAATGCAGCTAAATCAGCTTTCGCTTTAGCCAATGCCATAGAGTTTTCGAGAGTTCGATTAAGCACATAAGCCTCAACCGCTTTTTGAAACAAACTAATCTTCCGATTTAGTTCAATGTCTGCTAATATTTGATAGTTCATTTGGTCCTTCTCCGATTGAACATTGAGCCTGATCTTGTACATCAGGCTTTTTCTTTGTAACCAAGCTCAAAACACATTCCGAAATCTTCAATGTCATCTTGGAAAAGATCGTCAATGGTTTGCTTGCTTTCCATCCACGCTTTTGACATCACAAAAAGCGCATTCAGCTTTTCCTCGCTAATCATTCGATATTTCTTGAGTACAGTTTTAAATCCAAGAATGTCCAACAGCACTAAACAGTTCTCAAGCTCAGTCAAGCCATTGGATTTTCTATCATTTTTCATTCGTGATAATGTGCTTGGATCAATCCCCAACTGTTCAGCAACCTGACTTTGATTGCTTGATGCAAGGGCTTGCAAAACTCTAGAAACTTCATTTCTAGCCCTTGCACTCAATTCGGTTGATACTTTGCTCATGGTTTAGTTCCTAAGCGGTTGCATTAGTTCGTTTAATTGGCTCTTTGCCACTTGCTAAGTCTCTGATTTGGTATTCGCGAGCTAAAGGGATTTTTTCATTTGGCCACTGGTATACAGCAGGAGGCTCTATCCCTAATAACTTTGCTAAGCCAACACCATTCACACCAAGCAACTTGTAAGCTTCCTGTTTGGTCATTTGCTCAACCTCAAAAATAAGATTTCTTAGTATTAAAACAAAGATAACTTATTTTTGCAAGATGTAAGATAACTTATATGAAGAAACTAGAAACTATGGGCCAGCGTATTCGCGCCTTACGAAGAGAAAAGAAATTAACTCAAGGCGATTTGGCAAAAATCGTCGGGGTTAGTGCGCCTAATGTCACTGGTTGGGAGAAAGATGCATATGCACCTAAAGCTGATCCTTTAAGTAAAATGGCCGCTTATTTTGGTGTGTCCACTTCGTATATAACAAATGGTGATGAAAGCGGCCCCCAATTGGACAACAATGCTGTTCAATTAAATGTTCTTGATATTGAAGCCTTTAAGCAGAAGTACAATATTCCAGATAGTGAAGAAGCTGTTAAGTTTGTTCAAACATCAGATAAACCATTCCCTATTCAAAAAAGATACGTTCCCGTCAAAGCTTATTCAAAGATGGGAATGGATGGGTACTTCACTGATATGGGGTATGACGGAAATGCGGGTGATGGCTATGTTCCAACTCATACAGCGGGTCCAAGAGCTTATGGCATTAAAGGCACTGGCGAC